AAGGTAAAAGATTTGCTAGTGACGGGAACAAATCTTTAATCTCTATGTATCAAGCATTACAAGATGGCTGGATACCGCCTGATTTTGTAACGGAAGAAGAATACAAACACTACCAGAAAAATAAACCAGAAGATGACCCTATGACAGCGTTCTGTGGATTCGGTTGTTCATTCGCAGGTAAATGGTTCGGCGGTTACGCTAGGGCAGACGGCAAAACTTGTTATGCTGGCACCACGCAAAGAAGTTTACTAAAACAACTACCCTTAATAAAAGATGTTGACTTTTTCTGGGATATGTACGATAATGTTGATCCAGAGGGAATGTTGATTTATTGCGATCCTCCATACCAAAATACAACTAATTATGGAGCGTTCAGCGGATTTGATCATAATAAATTCTGGAATGTAATGCGAGAATGGTCGAAGAATAATGCCGTTGTAATTAGTGAATATGAAGCACCGGATGATTTTGAATGCGTAAAAGAAATGCAATCGCAAATGGGGTTATCGGTTGGCGATAGTAAAACAAGGCCAAAGAGAACAGAAAAATTATTTATGATAAGGTGAATAATGAAACTCCTAAAAAGAATTAAATGTTTCTTCATTGGTCACAAATGGTCAAGCCCGATTGAAAGATTCTATAACATTGGATTTTATGATCAAGAAAATTGGCTTGAATATACCTGCCTTAAATGCGGTAAAATCAAAACTGAAGATGTGGAATAATATGGAGCGAATAGGAAAAATTTTTTGCGATGAAAAAGTTATTAGTGAAGGGCATATCCCAGACTTCTTTAACAGGATTAAGTTTACCCCAGTTGGTGTAGAATATCTTAAATCCGTAGGTATTTATGAATACATTGGGTATTCTCCATATTTTGAACCAATCCCAGACGAGTCTCCGGCATTAGAATATAAAATTATATTCACTAAACATTATATCAGTCAATGTAGTAATGATTCTGATATATCAGTTAGAGTAGAACCTCGTGAGGGACTATAATGCAAGACTTAATCTTTAGACTAAGAAAGCGAGCAGAAATCAGGCGGTCAATCACGACACGGAAATCCGTTCAAAATAATGAGCCTGACAGGATCTCCGATTTATTGGAGGAGTCCGCAGACTGTATTGAAAGTTTAATTAAAGGGGATACTAATGAAAAATCTAACTAATTTTATTAAAATAAAAAATACCTATAATTATAGAACTTTTGATTATACTCCATTTGTTTATTTTGATACTGTCAAAACAGGGAAAAATTTCCCTTGTGGATTTGGAGAAAGAGAAGAATACATTATTAAAGGGGAAATAAGAACACAATTTTGGGCAAACAGACAAGAGTATCCATATGCTAAAGAAGCGGCTGTTAAAAATATGCTTCACCATTTTTATGGAGAAATCATCCAGGAATTGTATAAAATAAGGCACGCTTCGTTATCTGGAGATATCAGAGTAGTAGTTGATATTTGTAATAAGATGGTATATGATTTAATGCAAATTAATGAGGAATAATATGGCTCTTGTAACTACTTTTATCTGTAAAGAATGCCACGAAACAAAAGATGAATGTGTCACGGGGTTAGGAATTAATCAAGTCTGCAATTCCTGCCGAGCCAAAATTGCACAAAATAAACGGGCGCAACACTTATTAGGTTTAAAATCCTTGACAATCGAAGAGAGAATTAGTATTATAGAAGCATGGATATACGATTTTAAACCAGGCCAGAATTTTAATGATATTAAATATGGGTGAAGGTTAATAGCTCGAAATAAGACCATTAAGGCGTAATTATTAAGTTAATAGTTCAATATAAGACTGTTATGATGAACTATTACCGGCAACCCAACCAAGATTAACCACTACAACTACCAGACATAATTAAATAAACATCGGCAGGAGGATCGGCATGAAAATTAACTGGAATGATATCGTAACAGTTAAGCCAACTGAATACGGTTGGTGGCTATTGAAAAAATATTACTCTGATTTGAATATGGAAGTTCCAAGCTATATTAAAATTGAGGATCAAGGCACGCTCACTAAGGAACTTTGGGAGGTTGCACATATTTTCGGGGATAGTCTTTGCCATGGGTGCAAGATGCCTTTCACTAGCACATATATGACGATTGTTAAAACTTGAGGACGATAATGCAAACACACGAAATTATAAATATACTCCAAAATGAGCCTTCTACCAACAAGAAGATCGAAATTCTTAAACAGAATAAAGACAACAAAGAATTAAACGAGTTCTTTAGGTTGGCTCTTTCACCAGAAGTCATATTTGGGATTAAGAAAATTCCTGAATACCAGCACGAAGAAGACCAATCATTGCAATGGGCGATGTATAGTTTATCTTCTTTATCAGACAGAACCTATACAGGCAATACTGGAATTGAGTATCTCCAACAGGTGTTGTCTTGTGTCTCCCCTGAAAATGCTGACCTTATTGAGCGGATTATCAAGAAAGACCCTAATTGTGGATGTGATTATAAGAGCATCAATAAAATGACTCCAAATCTAATTAAAACTTTTCCAGTAGCTTTGTGCGAAAGGAATTCAGAAAAGAGCCGAAAACATATTACCCCTCCATTTTTTGTCCAGTGCAAGGAAGATTCAATACGGATCAATGCAATCGTTAAAGATGGTGAAGTCCAATACCGAACCAGGAACGGAAAAGAAATCGACCTTTTAGATAATTTAGTTCAAGATTTTCTGAAATTGGCCGATGGGATGAATGTGGTTTTTGATGGGGAAGCAATTTGCATTGATAAAGATGTTCTGCTCCCGAGAAAAGTCAGTGCTGGGATTCTTAATAAGGCGATCAAAAATACCATCACCGATGAAGAAGCGAAACTGGTTCATGTTGTTCTGTGGGACATGATCCCTTATGATGATTTTATTAATGAGAAATGCCTGTATCCTTACAATTATAGGTTTTCTGAATTAGAAGAAAGAGTCACAGGTTTCGATAAAATTCATCTTGTCGATAATTACACCGTCAATTCTTGGGATGAAGCCACTGTTATATTTAATCGATATTTAAGTATGGGACGCGAGGGTGTTATTGTAAAAGATAAAAATGGTATCTGGGAGAATAAACGTCTAAAAACTCAAATAAAATTAAAGGCTGAACTTTCCGCAGATTTAGAATGTATTGGGGTAGAGCCACATTCTAAAAATCCTAATATGATTGGCTCGTTAGTCCTGGTGACATCGTGCGGTGGGCTAAAGACGAATTGTGGAAGTGGACTAACGGATGCTGATAGATTAAAAGACCCCAGTGAATATCTCAATAAGGTTATTGAAGTAAAATACAATGAAATTATAAGTAAGGAAAACGACCCAATTAAATCGTTGTTCCTGCCGATTTTTACTTGTGTTAGGGTAGATAAAGATTTTGCTAATTCCCTTAAGGAACTAAAATGAACGATAATCTACAAAAAATCATGATAGACATATGGATAGATTGGCATGATGGACACGGATCAGGATATATTTCAGGGGTTAATCCATTGTTCAGTAAAGGCTTCAAAGAAGCCTGTGATTACTTTCTGCCTCTACTCCAGCAAGCACTCCCTTACGTCGAAGCGACAGCAGGGGCAAGCCATTTAACCGATGGCTTCCGTAGACAACCAGAAAACGAACATGATATTTTAGTAAAGAAAATTAAGGAATGTTTGGATTGATCACGATTATAGCTGGCAGTCGGGCGATTAGTGATTATAGTATTCTCTTACAGGCTGTTCTCGATGCGCCATTTGACATTTCAGAAGTAGTATCAGGTGGTGCAAGAGGTGCAGGGAATTGGAATTATTCTGCTAAATATATAAAATAAAGTTAAAGTATTTCTTACATTATGCCGATAAGGTACTAAAGGAGGATTAAATGGATTATTTAGAATTGGACAAAATTAGGGTTAAAATGGGTTGGAGTAAGAGAGAATTGGCAAAACGACTTGGCGTAGGGGAACGCACAATTCATGGATACATTAGAAACGAGAAAGAGATTCCTGTACCAGTAGCAAAGTTACTTAAGATCTACAGTGGAGGATATGTAGAAAAGGAGGAATAGTGGGGAATAGAATTGAAATTAATCCTGGCGATATTTATGGCAGGTTGACAATAATTAAAGAAGTTGAACAAAATAAATGGGGTCGTAGACAAGTAGAGGCAATTTGCTCTCATGATGGAAACATTAGAACTTATCTTTTAAACTCGCTGAGAATTGGCGTTACTACATCTTGTGGGTGTTATAAATCAGAAATACAAATTAATAAAAGAGAAGATGTAATTGGTAAGACATATGGTAGATTAACTGTTATTGAGGATTTGGGCGTAAATTCTTACTATAAAAGAAAGGTATCGGCTCAATGCTCCTGCGATGAGAATATAAAAGAATATGCGTTAGGAAGTCTAAAGAAAGGAGATACAAATTCTTGTGGGTGCTATAAATCAGAGGTGCAAAAAGAAAGATGTACTTTTAAAAAGAAAGACTTCGAAGAAAAGCATCCATTCTTTTGCAAAGTTGAAGAGATAATGGACGATCCAAATGGTTACGGTATTTTAGTTAAATGCAAGAAGTGTGACAAATGGCTCCCACCAACAAACAGTCAATTATATGATAGAATATCTTCCATAGAGAAGCCAATTGGGCTTGTGCAAAATTATTTCTATTGTTCAGGAGAATGCAAACATAATTGTTCGTTATATAATTTAAAATCTGATCCATTTGAAAAGAAAGACAACTCTAATCAACCTACACAATATGAACTATATATTTGGTCGGATAAATGCTTTCAGAACCAAAGAGATGAAATTGGGACAAATCGTTGTGAAATCTGTGATAAGGAAAAAATCCCAGAAAATCCACTAGCCGCCCATCACATCGAACCCAAGAAACTGATGCCAGGTTACGCACTGGACCCAGTAAATGGGATTATATTATGCAGAGAATGTCCTTTTGAATATGGACACAAAGACGAATGTAGCACAGGTAGATTAGCTAAATTAAAATGTAAGGATAACCCAAATGAACCTTAACCCGTCTGAAGATATTAAAATAAATAAATTCAGCCTTGACGAAGAGGCAGCTAATATGTCACACTTGATTTTCTTATATGATCAAGAATGGCATAATCATTCAAGAACAGTTAACCACCTTGAAGCTCAAGTTAAGAATTTAGAGGATTCTTTAAAGGTTTTTAGGCTTCAGCAATTTGCTCGGATTAAGAAAGACCCGACTATTGGAGGATTTGATAAAGCATTAACCGATAAAGCAGCGGAGGCATACACTTATGATCTGCCTGAATATATTGAAATGTTTAATGAATTAAAAAACAAAAGAGAAGAATATGCAGATGCTAAAACAAATGCCGATCTTTTTTTAAATTTTCATTACCAGCTACTTGACAAAAGTAAGCAAATCGACTTACTTTACAAAATGTTCGCAGCACAGTATTTCACAACTAAAAATTCAGGAGGGTCTGATGGGAAAGAAGAACAAAATGTAACACAGGAATTGAATCTTAAATTGAGAAGGAGGACTTTAAAAAATTGACAGAAGCACTTTCATTATTTGGACTCTGGGCATTGGCGGGAATTATCGTTTTAGGTGTAATTCCATTTATTTTTAAAATAATTATCAAGTATTACTACACAACGAAATATGCTATCTATTTTAATCAAAAATTGGTTTACGATTCAATCAGCAATCAATTAAAATCAGGCAAAACACTAACTGATCTTATTACTGGCGCAGCTAACGTATCTAACACAAACACACAGGAGACTCAAAATGGAAAATCTTAATGAGATGTTGGTAAAGATTCAGGACGAAATGGCTATTTTTAATAGTGAAGCGACTAAGCGGGCAGAGAAAGGTAACATGGCATCCGGGGCACGGAGTCGGAAGAGTAGCCTTGCTATTGCTTCAATGTTTAAGGAATGGCGGAAGGCTTCTGTTCAGAAGGACTAATTATGAAAATGGATCAAATGGAAATGGCATATTTTAAATTATCATATCAAATTGAACATCAACAAAGTAACTAATTAAGGGAGAATAAGAATGGCAATTGATCGAAAAGCAATGAAGAATCAACTACAGAAACGCCTTGAGGAGCAGAACAAGGCAAAGGACCGTGGTTTGAACGACTACGAATCCTATTTCAATGTTCCAGAAGGGGTCAACCAGTGGATTATCAAGCCCCAGCCTGAACCTGGCCTTGAGATCGGGTTTGATATTATTCCATTTATTGCAGGGGATAATTATCCTACCAATGGTTATAATATTAATGAAGGTGATTTGACTTACCTTCTTGATATTTGGGTTCACCGAGGAGTAGGTGCCTGTAAGAAGCCGGTAGTATGCCCATTGAAGAACTACAGCCAGCCTTGTCCTGTATGTGAGAAGCGTATTGAAGTTCTGGCAGAAGCAGGTAGTATGGAAGCTGCTGAATATAATAAATTCAAGAAAGAACATTCTGAACTATGGCCTTCTCGCCGAGTAATTTATAATGCTATTTCCCGGAGTGATGAGAAGGAAGAAAAGAAGGGTATTCAGATTCTTGAGAACGCTCACTTCTTCTTTGAAAAGAAATTGCAGGAAGTGGCAAAACGCCCCAGAGGTGGTGGTTTGATTGCTTATCCTGATCCAGATGAGGGGAAAACGATTTGGATGAACCTAAAGAAACTCCCTAATGATAACTGGGAAGTGTCACCTCCTACTTTCGAGGACAGGAAGTACGTTATTTCGGATGAGGAAATTGAAACAGCACAGCAGCTTGACCAGTTGATTACTCTTCACTCTTACGAAGAAATTCAACTAATTATGGGAGCGGCTAAGAAGCCACATGTCACCGATAGCCAGCCGATGGAAAATGATGTCCCTCTGGTAAGTCGGCGCAGCCCTAAGCCGGTACAGGAAGATAAAGGAGTAAATACTAATACTGGAGAAATTACTTGCCCGATTGATGCTGATTTCGGTGACGATTATGACAAGTATGAGGAATGTGATAAATGTAAAGTCAAGATGTATTGTAAGGACGTTGCGGAAAGCGCGAATGAGTTGGAGCCGGAACCTGAGCCGGAGCCGGAGGTAGAAGAGGAGGAAGTAGAAGTACAGGAGGCTCCTAAACGTAGGCGCACACTGAAAGAGTAATTGGAATTTGGATGGGTAAACCCGTAACGGGCAGCGGGTTGGCCTGTAAAGCCAAGGGAGAAATCCCCAGGAGGTTCGAGTCCTCTACCATCCACCAAATTTAAAATCACGGGAGCTGGGTTAGGTTCAGCGTTAATCAAACAGGTTGAAGTACCAGAGTTCGAATCTCTGCCGTGATCCAATTTTAAAACTTATGACTGGTGGCGGAATAGGCAGACGCTGAAAGTCCATATGGGCAAACGACATAGTTAATTAGCAACAGTGGTTAATAAGAGGATGTCGGTATTACAAGGTTTAAATCCTGTCCAGTCATATTACTTAAACAAAGGAAAATGAAATGAGAGAACATAAATTTAACAATGGAGACTTGTTGCGAGATAATGTAACAGGAGTAGAAGGGATTGTTATGGTGGTCGCACAGTATGCCACTGGCTGTTTGCATTATGGCATTCAGCAGCAAAGACTAAACACAGATGGTTCTATCCCTGCGTGGGAATGGATTGATGAAAGTAGGTTGCAATTAGTGAAGGGAGAAGCTGTGTTATTTAATATCAATAAATCATTTACCAGTGGCCCTTCGCCTTCTGGACCTCAAATGTAATCTAACCAACAAAAGGAAACAAAATGGAACAAATTAAAAACTGCCTCCACCAGATGGTGCAAGCTATCGAGACTCTTGAACTGGCTAAAGAAGATTGCAAAATTGTAGTTGATGCTGCTTATGATACACTAATGCAGAACGACCAGAACGCTAAAGTAAATAATATTGATAAGAAGGTATTAGTGAAGATTGCAAAGAGTGTAGCAACTAATAAGATTACTGACCTTGGTGAAGAGAATGACCAGATTGGGTTAATCTTACAGGAGGCGCTTGGGATGACGCTTGGAGGATCTGATGAATCGGCAGCGTAAAGAAGAAGAAACCTCTGAAGAGTACCGCTTGAACCTAAGAGCGGAAGCGGCTTATACTAAGCACTACCTAAAAGGCAAACGCTTCTGGAATAGTGAAAAGAAAGGCGTTTACTTGAAGAAGGAGAGTTGAAGTGAATACTGTTACAATAAATAGTGACCGATATGATGAACTCCTTCATTCTGAATTGATGCTGGATGCCTTAATGGAATATGGCGTAGATAGTTGGGAAGGGTACGAAGACGCAATGGACAGTATCAGGGAGGAGGAATAAATGGCTGGTAGACCTAAGAAAATATCCGATGAATTAGCTAATAAGATTAAGGACAGTATCGATGCGCCTGTTGAGATGGAAGAGGTGGAGGGATTATTTGATAATGGTACAATTTCTACTGGCTCAACATTACTTGACTTAGAAATTTCCGGCAGTAGAATCCGGGGTGGGGGGCTACCCTCTGGGATTATTGTGGAAGTGTTCGGGCCGAGTGGTGCAGGTAAAACAAGTATCCTTGCAGAAATTTGTGCAGCAGCTAAAGCAAAGGGCGGTGACTACAAGATTGCAGATCCTGAGGCTCGGTTGGACAAAGAATATGCTAAAATTTATGGATTACAAATTGACAAATCAAGGTATTCCCGTCCAGACACTGTTCCTGAGATGTTTGGTGAAATTTGGAATTGGAAGCCTCAGCCGGAAAAGAAAGATGCTATTTGCGTCTTCGCTGGAGATAGCCTAGCAGCCCTCTCAACCTCTATGGAGATGGAAGACGAAGATAAAATGGGGATGCGTAGGGCTAAAGAGTTCAGCGAATGGATGCGTAAAACCTGCCGAAAGATTGCAAATGAGAATTGGATTGTCGTTTTAACCAATCAAGAGCGTGAAAGCCCAACTGGTGTAACTACTCCAGGTGGGAAAGCAGTTCCTTATTATTCGTCTGTTCGGATTCGTGTTTCACCACAGATGACGAATAAGTATATTAAGTCAACTAAAAAAGTTGGATCACAGACAGTAGAGAAGAAGCGTGGCATAAAGGCAAAGGCGCAAATTAAAAAGAGTAGTGTCGGAGATCCTTACGGCGAAGCGCCATATTCCATTATTTTTGGATATGGAATGGATGATCTTCGTGAAAATCTTCAATATCTAAAAGAAATCACAGGCGAAACAAAATACAATTGCATTGATTCAGAAGTTGCTACTATTGAAAAAGCAATCGAATACATTGAAGAGAAAGGGTATCAAGACCAGATTAAAGAAATGGTGATTGATAAGTGGGAAGAAGTTCAAGGGATGTTCGTTACAGAGCGGAGGGCAAAGCGGAGGTTTTAGGATGGGAGAAATAATCGGGCAAAAATTTAACATGCTCACTATTATATCCGTCGCTCCTAAAAGAGGGAGACGGATATATGTATTATGTAAATGTGATTGTGGGAAAGAAAAAGAAATCAGATTAGATGGAGTTATATCCGGTAAGATTGAAAGTTGTAATTGTTTCCAAAAGACAAAAGTTAGCGAATGTAATACGACTCATGGGTTATCGGGACACCCATTACATAAGACATGGAGAAACATTAAAGGTAGATGTTATAATCCTAAGAGTCACGGATTCGAGCATTGGGGTGGCAGAGGCATAATTATTTGTGATGAATGGTTAAATGAATTTAAACTGTTTTATGATTGGTGTATTGGAAATGGATGGAAGAAGGGATTAAGCATTGATAGGATAAATAATAATGGTAATTATGAACCGTTAAATTGTAGAATTGTAACTCACCAAGAAAATAATTGCAATACCAGACTAATAAATGTTGCTAACAATTCTGGATATCGAGGTGTCTGTTACGATAAAAGAGTTGGATTTTATAGAGGGTATGTAAATTACAAAAAGAAAAGAATTTTTGATAGTAATTTCTCCACCGCCAAACAAGCAGCAATAGCACGAGATATATTTTGTATTAAAAACAACATCCCATTACCCCTTAACTTTCCAGAATTACAATTTAATCAGGCTATCTAATGAAAAAGGTAATCCTAGTAGACACCAGTACATTATTTTACCAGCTCGTGTTCTCAATGCCCGACCTCTCAACGTCCGACCAAGAAACTCACATTATTTTTGGGTTCATTAGAAAAGTTCTTTCTCTTTCTAAAACATTCAACACCAGCAATTTTGTATTCGTCTTTGATTCTAAACACAGTAAACGCAAAGAGATGTTTCCTGATTATAAAAAGAAGCGTAATGATAAGGTTAAAGAGAAAACGCCACAAGAACAAGCAATGTTTAAACTGGCCTTTGAGCAATTCAATCATTTGAAAACGGACGTATTACCTTCTCTTGGGTTCAAGAATATCTTTGAAGATTACTCCTATGAATCAGACGATATTATCGCTGACCTTTGTTTCGCTTATGGGGGGCAATGTGAGATTATTGTAATTTCTACAGACGAAGATTACTACCAGCTACTTGATAACTGTAGTATGTACAACATGAAAGAGAAAACTTTTTATACTAAAAGTGATTTTGTCAAAGAATATGGCATCACCCCAGATCAATGGGTTCAAGTAAAAAGTTACGGAGGGTGCCTTTCAGATTCTGTACCTAGCATTACAGGTGGCTATCCAGTGGGATCTGCTTTAAAATATGTAAAAGGAGAATTGCCTAGTCACTGGAAAATTTATAAGCAATTCACCTCCAAAGAAGGGAAGGTTATTTTCGACAGAAATTTCCCACTTGTATCACTTCCATTAGATGGCGTAAAAGAATTTGATATTGACTTCAAGGAGAATTTTGTGTATAGTGCCTTTACTGAAATGTGCGAGAAGTACGAATTCAGATCATTAATGAAAGACGACACTTTAAAGTTATGGTCTAATAATTTTGTAAAGGATAAATAAGTTAATTAAGGAGAATTAGTATGTGTTTTTGTGGTTGGAACCCAAATAGACCATATTGCAGTAGCGAAATATGCCAGAATGAAATAGCAAAAAATAGGAAAGAAGAGCCCATCTTCCAGACATTCCCGAGATTTATTTACGGCTGGATTTGTCCAAGGTGTCAAAGAGTCCATTCACCAAATACAGTAACTTGCCAATGCAATAATTAAGGATACTATGATTTCAATTTCATGTTTAGATCCAGAAACGAAAAAGGCTTGCGAAATACATTGTAAGAGTTATGACCAGATTGTTCTAAAATTAGAAAGAGGAGAAGGTAAGAAGAAAGATAAATATTGGGTACTTTTGGTTCAAGAGGGAAAATGGTATGCTATTCCCTTTGAAGAATACAATACCCATTTAGAAGAAGCTGAGATTGAAGATGGTGCTTGTGACATGGATATTGAATTAGAAGAAACATCTGGAAGTGAAGAAAAGCCAGCATGTTCTTTAATCCCAAAATGGATGACGATATCCGATTGGCAAGGGACTAAGTACCCTAATTTATCCCCAAAAGAATGGGCAATCGCCCTTAGCGCATGGAATTCAGCTAGAGAGTTTGAAGAATTTGAAGAGTCAGGAGAAAATAATGGAGATTAAAGAATTTTTAGATAAGAAAGAAGAATTAGAAATTGATATTTTGAAAGCGGTTTCTGGAATTGTTTCTAAGTTTAAAAAAGAAACCGGATACACACCTTATGCTATATCTGTAGATATTGGAGAAGTAACTGTTTATGAAGACGTATGTAAAAAATTTGCACCTAAAAACGTAACATGTAATTTTGATATCATATGAAAGAAAAATTAGTACTTCTTAAACAGTCCGAACTATCAGAATGGAGAAAGAAGAAGCACGAAGAACAAAATGGGATTTGCCCGGTGTTGGGGGTTTATGTCCCATTAGAGAACTGTGTAGCCGACCACCAGCACCGTACAAAGTCACAAGTCATCGGGGAAAATAACGGCGGAATTCTGCGCGGTTGCATCAGTGCTATCGCCAATTCTTGGGAGGGAAAAGTAGTAAATAGCTTCAGAAGGATGGGATTGCACAAATACAATATTCCTATCTGGACTATTCTCAGGAACCTTGCTGACTATTTAGAATTTTCAAGGACTAACTTTATTCATCCTTCTGAAAAGGCGAGACCTAAGAAGATAACTAAAACATGCTATAACACATTAGTTAAAATTATTAAGTTGAAAAATAAAAAAGAGAAAATCCCCCCGTATCCTCGGTCGGGGAAACTGACTGTTAAAT